TGAAGCAGGTTAGGATGTCTAATGCCGAAAACAAGCACGAATCAGTAGTTATTACCACCCAATTAACTAAGGCCCAGATTGATAGGTACGTTGGAGCACCTATCACTTTTCATTATGGACCTAGGTTCTCTGGTAGTACGTTTTATGGATATGTAATCACTATTAATCCCAATCAGGATTATCAACAAGACACTATTGTTGATATCACATGTTTTGGATCAACATGGCCTATGCAGTCAGGTCAGCCTAGGTTTTTTCTTAACAGTAAGGCTTCCGACGTAGTTGCTAACATTGTTAATAGTCATTCTTTAGGATGTCAGGTAGAAGACGACCCATACCGCTGGCCTGCCTTGGCTCAAACTGATGAAAGCGATTGGGAGTTCATTCAAACTCTTGCTATGCGTCATGGTTTTGCTATTTATATTTACAACGGTGTTGTTCGTATGCTTAACCCCAAGCGGGTATTGAATCAAAGCGAAGTTAGGCAGAGGTACATACGTTCGGACGATGTGCTAGACCCGTCTAGGCAGTTGCTAGATTTCAACGCCACTACTCAGTCTCTAAGAATCAGAGACAACGTAAAGCCGTCGTTTGGATACTTTGACGGAGTTGTACCTAGGCTCTCTCAACCTTTGACGGTAAGTCCCTACAGGATGTCTAACGACACTCCTGTAAAAGATAAGGGTATGTCGGATGCATACAGTGAGGCTTGGGAGCGCCGTATTGATTTCTGGAATCAACAGGCAACCGCACGGATTAATGGGAACGCCAACATCATTCCCGGTGTAAATATCTCAGTACAACTAAGTAACAACCCGTCCGGTAGAAACGAGCATGACGGAGTATGGTTTGTACGAGGAGTCGAACATTCGTTCACTAATAACTCCTTCCAGACATCATTAGATTTAGCCCGTGACACTATAGGAATTTCTCCTAGAAATACTGATTACCGAGGTACCCTCTCTAGCACTACTCAGGGAAGTCCAAAGATGCAAAGCGTGACTAGGGGTAACCCTCCAAAGAAATACTGGGCTTCGTCATGGACGGTTCCTGAGTTCATCAGAGACACCATTAGGGTATCCGATCCTGTTCCACCTATCGTTATACCTACCGGTATGGCTACTCCTGTAATCGGAAACAGTTTGTTAGGACAATGATATGAAAGCCTTTGATATTCCTCTCTCCATTAATAATGGAACTATTTCTATGACTGACAACTACGACCGTATTGTCAGGAATCAAGTTATTGATGCCATTACTACTAATCAGGGCGAACGAGTCATGCACCCTGATTGGGGATGTGACATCCAGTCGGTCTTGTTTAATCCATCTGACATGCTGGAACGTCAGGATACGGCAGCATATGTCCGTGATAGACTGGTCCAGTTCGTACCCCGTTCATTCATTAAAAGTGTTGGTGTCAATGTTTCTGACGCTGAACCGAACTTGGTACTCATCGACATCAATTATAAGTCCTCTAGTTACATGCCTGAATCCAGCGTTACCGTTGGTCTTAACACGGCAGCGGATACCACAGGGAGTACCCAGTGAGCACCACGGCAACGACATCGTCATCAACAAACCGAATTGTTCTTGACTACACGAGTCGGGATTACAAGGCTATCCGATCCATGCTGGTCGGACTTGCCAAGGGTCTTCTTCCCGAGTGGCAGACGGTAGGAGAGACAGGAGATTTTGGTACTCTCCTGCTGGAACTCTACGCATACTCAGGAGACGTAACTAACTATTACATCGACCGTGTTGCTTCGGAAGCATTCCTTGGTACTGCGATTCGCCGTCAAAGCATCATGTACATCGCTGATATGTTCGGTTATACCCCTCTAGGGCAACGTGCGGCCACAGTTCCGCTGTCGTTTACTTGGCAGTGGGATACAGATAGCCTCCCCGGTGGGTCAATTCCTGTATATACATACGACATCAATAGTGCGTCAGTCGCTAACGGGGTTGTAAGTATGAACATTTCTAATGATACCTACTCCGTGAACATGGTAACCGGTCAAACTATTACTGTCTCAGGAGTAGGAACTCCGTACGATGGTGTGTTTGTTGTCGATTCCGTTGTTAGTCCGGCAAACACTACGGCTGTAGACATCACTTATAGCGTTGTTTCATCAGTCACTGGTACGGCAACTATTTCCGGTAGCCCCACTCTCACTACTGGAAGTATCGTTATTATTCCGGCTGGTACTTATGTAACGTCTGCTCCCGATTCGGTAGGAAACGTAACTGTATTTGAATTGAACTTTGACGTAGTACTTGATACCACGTCAGCAAAGCCTGTTAAGGAAGGATCGACTATCTATTCGGTTTCCCAACTTACAGCAGCGTCCGAAGGGGCTACTATCGACCCAACTCTAGCGGGAGTTAGTAAGGGTATCCCTAATGCTGAATTTGTTCTCGCAAATCCGGGCGTTATTGACCGAACAGTTCAGGTGTACACAAGGGAAGCCGGTCAGGTAGTCCAGTGGTCTGGAGTAGACAAGATTTCTCTTGCTACCCCCACTCAGTCAGCGTTTACAACTTATATCGATGACCAGAACTATACCCACGTTCTTTTTGGTGATAACTCATCTGGCCGTGTCCCACCGACTAATGTGGAGATCTACGTTAGTTATAGGTACGGGGCGGGTGTATCGGCCAATAGCCTTGGTGTAAACACTATTACTGTACTTAATAATGACTATGCGACTCAGAGCGGTATTACAGTCACTAACACTGCATCACCCGTAGGTGGCGCTGATGTCGAGTCTGTTGAGTCGATGAGGTACTCAATCCCTCGTGCCGCTTCTTTGAAACAACGTGCCGTTACTATTGAGGATTACGAAAACCTTGCTCTTCAGGTTCCCGGTGTTACTAAAGCAAAAGCCTATGGGGAAAACTATACGGCTGTTTATGTCCGTGTTGCTTCTAACTCGGGGTCTGTCGCATATATTACGAGTGACGCAATTATTAAGTACGTCAATTCAGGTGTCGCCACTGTTGCTATTTCTGAATCGCCAAGCCTTAGCGTTGGGCAGACTGCTTATGCAACCGGTGTTGGAACCGATCTCAACGGTAGCGTTAAGGCCACGAAAGTGTTTTACTCGGGTAGCCCAGTAAACGTGGTCAACAAGGTGTTGTCTTCGAATACCGCCAAGATTTCAATTACTGCGGTTGGTACCTTTGTTGTTGGTCAGCCAATCACCGTCTCCATCTCAGACGCTGTGTTTGACGGAACACACGTTATAAGCGCTATCACTTACGATAGCGTTAACTCTAGGTATGACATTTCATATAAGAAAACTAATACGAATGTAAGCACCGCTGCCGTTACTACTGGTACCGTAACTGGTACCGCTGGTATCACATACGATACTGCTGCTTCAGATATTCTTGAGGCTCAGTCAACTACAGGAACTATCACTACTACTAGTGCTGAAATGCAGTTACTTATCAACTCAGTTGAATCCTACTTGAGCGATAAGAAACTCGTAGGGTCCGTAGTATACGGAGAACCTGTTGAATGGACTGAGGTAGATGTAAGTCTAAACGTACAGGTGCGACCACTCTACAACCGAGAGGCCGTACGAGCAGCCGTTCAGGCGGCTATTGTAAGCGTGATCTCATATGACAACGTGGACTTTGGTAAGCGCATCTCTATTGGAGATGTATACCGAGCGGCTCTTGCGGTTGATGGTGTTGACTACATCACTCTTAATACCTTGAAAATAACCGGAGACGCTGGTCCTATTGAGGACATCGACACTCCTACTTACAACCTCCCCCGTATTGACCCCACTATTGATGTGCTTCATCCGGCAGGATGGGTAATTGCTAGCGGCGGTTTGGTTAACACATGACCAACATTTTTGAGGTAGATGTAGATGCCGTCGGAACGCAGACAGCATCAATTACGCACAAGGCTCTTACTGCCAACTTAGCGACAATTACTACTGAAGATCCCCATAGGTTTGCTAAGGGCTGGTATGTAAAGATCAGTGGGGTTGACGATGTCTTTGATGGTATTTACGAAATCAAAGATGTATCCGATATTGATCCTGACGTTGCTACAGAATTTACTTACGCACTAATTTCTGAGAATGTTGTTACTACCGCAGTATCACCTAATGGCGTAGCAACTGCCCCCGCTCCGTCATATGTACGTTATCAACCAAATGACACAGTTATTGACTCACTTGCGTCAAGAACCAACTTTTATGCAGAACCTTGGGACTACAACACTTCAAGAATTGTTTGGGGTGTTGACTCTGTAGTTAATGAAAAAGTTCTAGACGACGTACAAGCCGGACTAACTCCCCTAGTAGCGGTTACTAGGTCTGC